CAGCATTTCGTCGTTTTCGTCGAGGACGCCGATCAGGTGATCATCGTCGATTTCCTGCACGGCCGCTCGGATCTGCCGCGACGGCTGGCCGCTCTTTCGGAGCAGAAACCCGACAGGGATCACTGACGCCGGGCTGGTCCCGGCGAACCGGGACCATCATGCCCACCACCCGCGAAACCATCCTCGCCGCGCTACACGCGCAGCTTTCAATGTTGCCAGCCACCGTGCTGCGCGGCGAGGTGCTGCCCGAGCGTGTACCTGCGGCAGGGCTATTGATTTTGCGTGATGGCGATCCGGGTGAGCCGGAGACGACGCTGTCGCCACTCATCTACCATTATCAGCACCGGGCCGAGATCGAGGCCGTCGTGCAGGGCGCGGGCCGCGATGCGGCGTTTGATGCGCTGTGCGCCAGCATTGGTGCGGCGATTGCCGGCGACCGCACGCTCGGGGGACTGTGCGACTGGATCGAGGCGGAAGCGCCGCAGCCGGTCGATCTGCCCATCGAGGGCGCGGCCGCCCTGAAAGCCGCCATGATCCCGGTGGTGCTGCATTATTCGACGGCCGACCCGCTCGGTTGATCCCGACAATCCGAGGAGAAACACCATGGCACGAGCCCAAGGGGCGCGGGCGCGAATGGCGCTCGCGTTCGAGACGATTTATGGCACCCCGCCGGCGAGCGGTTTCAGCCGCATGCCATTCGCCAGCACGACGCTCGGAGCGGAACAGCCGCTGCTCAATTCCGAGCTCTTGGGCTATGGCCGCGATCCGCTGGCGCCGGTCAAGGATGCGGTGACCGCCGATGGCGACGTCGTGGTGCCGATCGATGCGCAAGCCTTCGGCTTCTGGCTGAAGGCGGCGTTTGGTGCGCCGACGACGACGGGGACGGCACCGGGGCCCTTCACCCACACTTTCCAATCCGGATCCTGGACCCTGCCGTCGATGGCAATCGAGACCGGAATGCCTGAGGTGCCGCGATACGCACTCTATTCCGGCGCAGTGCTCGATCAACTGACCTGGCAAATGCAGCGCTCTGGCTTGCTGACCGCAACGGCGCGGCTGGTGGCACAGGGCGAGACGATCAACACCACGTCACAGGCCGGCACGCCCGCGGAGCTTGACCTCATTCGCTTCGGACACTTCAACGGCGCCATCAAGCGCGACGGCACCGCGCTCGGCAATGTCATCTCGACCGAGATCACCTATGCCAACAATCTCGACCGCATCGAGACCGTCCGTGCCGACGGCATGATCGATGGCGCCGATCCATCCATTGCCGCGCTCACCGGCCGCACCGAGGTCCGCTTTGCCGACTCGACGCTCGTCAGCCAGGCGATCAATGGCACGCCGTGCGAGCTGGAGTTTTCATACACGCTGATTTCCGGCGAGAGTTTCACCTTCACGGCACACGCGATCTATTTGCCGCGCCCGCGCATCGAGATTGCCGGGCCGCAGGGTGTACAGGCGAGCTTCGACTGGCAGGCCGCACGTGATGCCACGCTCGGCCGCATGTGCACCGCCGTTCTCATTAATGGCCACGAGGACTATTGACCATGATCCGTCTCGACCTTTCCGCCAGACCGCGCTGGCTCGATCTTGGAGCGGGCCTGCGTCTGCATGTGCTGCCGGTGACCACGGCCACCATGGTCGCCGCCCGCAACGATCCCACCGTCGAATCTTTGCCCAAGGATGCCAGCCAGGAAGAAATGGCGCTGGTCATGGCGAAGGCGGTCGCCCGCCGCGTGGTGATGGATTGGGAAGGCGTCGGCGATGCCGGCGGCAAGCCGGTGCCGGTTACGCCGGAAGGCATCGATGCGCTCCTGGACATCTGGCCCGTGTTTGAGACGTTCCAGACTCGCTGCCTCGCGCCGCACCTGATGCTGGATGCAGAAAAAAACGCCTCATCGCCCTTGCCGAATGGCACTTCGGCGGGGGCGATGCCTACTGCGCAGCCTGCGAAGGCGCGTGCCAAGACTGCCCGGCGTGGCTGAACCATCCGGAAACTCCGGAAGGTTGGCAGGTCTGGGACCTCGTGCTGCGCCTGACCGGACAATTGCGGGTGGTTGGCGGCATGGGCGCCACGGTTGTCATCGGCTGGGACATGAACGCTGCCTTAGCCATGGCGCGCGCACTCGGTGTCAGTCCGCTGATTGCCGCCGAATGTCTGTCCGAGATCGAGGCGGTGATGGTGCGCAAGCTCAACGAACAGATGGCGGCCGAGCGCGCCTGATCAGATACGACTGTTGCACGCCGGCCTGTCAGGACTTGCGGCATTACCCCCGGTTCAGGCGCCTGCTCTTCTTCCTGCCAATGCTGCCGTCAGACGCGGATTGCGACTGACCGGTATCAGCCCGGATCGCCTGGACGTCCGGTTCCGACAGTTCGATTTCGTGGACCGTGGCCATCCGCTCACCACGCACATGCGCCAGCGCCTCCTTCAGGCCCTGTTCGATACTCTTGAAAGCTTCGCTCATGTCATCTTCCTCCAGGTTGCCAGACGCATATGTCAATGACGCACAGGCAAAGCCTTGTTGGGAATTTGGCGCTCAGAACCGATCCAACCGATCCCGGTAATCGGTCGCGTCAGCACCCTTTGCGATCCCGGCGAGTGTGTCCGCTCGCGAAACTGGTACCAGCAGGATGCCGGTCCCCTTTGGCTTGAGCACAAAGACTTGGCCGACCTTCCAGCCCCGTGTTTCACACAGCGCCTCGGGGATCCGGATCTTAAACTTTGCGGACAAGGTGACGGTCTCTGACATGTCCCGAGTTTCGGCAGATCGTGACGACAGCGCAAGGCGCATCTCCGTCTGACAGGACGTTCATCCATGGCAGAAAAACGCGTCTCCGTCCGGCTCGTTGCCGAGGGTGGCCGGCTGGTCCGCTCCGAGTTCGAGGGCGTTGGCGAGGCCGGCGAGAAGAACTTCAAGCGTATCGAGAAGCAGGCCGACATCACCGGCAAGGTGGTTCGCCGGGTCATGGGCGTGCTTGGCGCTGCGATCAGCGTTCAGCAGCTCGTCATCTACGCCAATACCTGGACCGACCTGCGCTCGCGGGTCGATCTCGCCACCGGCTCGCAGGAACGCGGTGCCGCGGTCATGGAACGGCTGGCATCCATGGCGCGGCGGACCTATTCGAGCATTACGCAGACCACGGAATCCTGGCTCGCCAACGCCACGGCGCTGCGGGAGCTCGGGCTTTCCACCAAGGAGAGCCTGGATTTCACCGAAGCGCTTAACAACGCGATGGTGGTTTCAGGCGCCAAGGCTGATCGCGCGGCGTCCGTGCAGAACGCACTGTCAAAGGCCATGGCGCTCGGCAAGCTCTCGGGCGAGAACCTCAACACCGTGATCGCCAGCGGCGGGCGGATCGCCGAACTGCTGGCGGCGGAGCTCAAGGTCAACGTCAATCAGCTGCGCACTCTTGGCGCGGAAGGCGACATCACCGGCGATGTGATCCGGCGTGCACTGCTCGGCAATCTCGAGCGCCTGCGCAAGGAAGCCGACGCGATGCCGGCCACCATTGGCGATGCCTTCACGCTTCTGGGTAATGCGGCGCTGCAGCTGGTGGGCCGCTGGGACAAGATGGCGGGAACGTCCGCTGCCGTCGCAGCCGCGATCATTCTGCTCGCCGACAATCTGGAGCATCTTGCCGCCATCGGCATCGCTTTTGCCGGCTTCATGGCCGGACGCTGGGTGGTTGCCTTCGTTGCGGCACGGATTGCCACCTTCAGCCTGTCGGGTGCGCTGGCGTTGCTGCGCGGCGCCATCATCCGCACCGGCATCGGCGCACTGATCGTCGGCGCCGGCGAGCTAATCTACTGGTTCGGGCAGCTGGTCAAAGGCGCCGGCGGGTTTGGGCGCGCGCTCGAGCTGATGGGTAATCTGGCACGAGCCGTCTGGGACGGCATCAAGATCACGGCCAGCTCGTTTGTCGATGATTTCCGCGCGATCACGGCCAGCGTCGAGCAGCTCTGGCTCAAGCTGATGGCGTTCCTGTCCAACAAGTGGGCCGACTTTCTCGGTAGCATCGGTCCGACCGTCAACAAGGTCGCCGAGACCCTCGGGGCTGAGACGCGGATCGACTGGTTCGGGGCAAAGTCCCATTCCTCGATGCTTGATCACGCCGCCAGCAATGCCGGCGTGATGGCGGAGCTCTATCGTGAGCGTGCGACCGACACGCGCGCGCATGCCTTCGATGCTGTTGGTCCCGCCGCACAAGCGCTGGGCGATGCGGGGCGCAAGGCGGACAGTGCTGCCGCCCTCGATGATGCCGCCAATGCGGCGGGCCGTGTCACCACTGCACTCGATGCGTCGGCGAATGCTGCGAAGAAAGCCGGCAAGGCGCACAAGAAAAGTGCGGAAGAAGCTGTCACTGGCTGGGCAGCGGTGGTCAATGCTGTGGCCGATTATGCGGAGAAGGCCCGCGAGATCGGCGCCGATGTCGGCAAGGCGCTGGTCGGCGCGTTCAAGAGCGCGGAGGATGCCGTCGGTGAGTTCGTCAAGACCGGAAAGCTGAAGTTCGGCGATCTCGTCACCTCGCTGATGGCTGATCTCGCCAAACTCGCGGCGCGGCGCTTCATTCTCGGCCCGATCGCCAACGCTCTCTCGGGTGCGCTGGGCAATCTCGGCAGCAGCCTCTTTGGCGCGCCCGGCCCCGTCGCGGCAGCGGCAAAGCTGTTTGGATCTCCGATCTATCATTCCGGCGGCCTCGTCGGTGCGCCCGCTCCAAGCCGCATGGTGCCGGCCATGGCTTTTGCTGGTGCGCCGCGCCTGCATGCCGGCGGCTGGGCAGGCCTGCGGCCAGACGAAGTGCCGGCCATCTTGCAACGAGGTGAACGGGTGCTGTCGAAGCGCGAGGCATCAGCCTCGGCACGCAGCGCATCCGCTCCAAGCGTCAACGTCACCATCATGGCGCGCGATGCGGAAAGCTTTCGGCAATCGCGCACCCAGGTCGCCGCCGATATCGCCCGCGCAGTGTCGCTCGGCCGGCGCGGGCTCTGAGGCTCCAACATGGCGTTCCACGAGATCCGGTTTCCGGACGACATTTCGCGTGGCGCGCGCGGCGGGCCGCAGCGGCGCACGCAAGTTGTCGAGCTGGCTTCCGGCTACGAGGAGCGCAATGCCAGCTGGGCCAACTCTCGCCGCCGTTATGATGTCGCCTACGGTATCCGTCGCGCCGATGACCTTGCCGCCGTCGTCGCCTTCTTCGAGGCGCGCAATGGCCGGCTGCATGGCTTCCGCTTCAAGGATTGGGCGGATTACAAGTCCTGCCTGCCGTCGCAGATCCCTGCTGCCACCGATCAGGCGATCGGCGCCGGTGATGGCAGCACCAAAACATTCCAGCTGACGAAGCGCTACGCCTCCGACGCGCAGGCGTGGGTACGCATCATTACCAAGCCTGTTGCCGGCAGCGTAGCGATCGCGCTGAACGGCACACCAACGCCTTCCGGCTGGTCGGTCGATGCGGCCACCGGTCTCGTCACCTTCAGTGCAGCGCCAGCCGCAGGCGTCGCTATTACCGCCGGCTTTGCGTTCGACGTTCCCGCCCGCTTCGACACCGACACGCTCGATGTCACGCTCGATCTCGAGCGGCTCGGCTCGATCACCTCTATTCCCCTCGTGGAGATCCGACGATGAATGATGAGCCGGGCTTCATCACCGCGGTGCTGCGCGACCTTGCGGCATCGACGGCGGTGATCCTCGCCGTCTGGGGCGCACTCGGTGGCGCCACCAACGCGCTGACCACCAAGATGCATCTGCGCGATG